CTAACACCAAAAAGGTGAGCATTGTTATAGGTCGCCAGTTTCTTTGCATCCAGCTTTCGCCTGTGGCCTCTGCTGTGATTACCTTGGTCTTACTATCAAGTATTTTTGTCTCATACTCAATAACCTTAGCTAAAAGCGCGTTTTCAATTGACTTTATAGTCGCTTTTAAGTTTAACTTTTCTTCGCTGCTGGTGTGTACGTTATCAATCAATTCTGCAGCTGGCTTAAATATACCGCCAATAAAACTAAGCACATCCATTATCTAACCCTCTTTATAATCAGTTTACCGTGCCGAATAAACGAAACCTCAGTAACGCCAACGCCAGATAAATACCGCTTTAATTCTTTTGCGTCCGACATACCAATGGCACCGTAAAGCCCTTTAATAAAAACCTTATCATTATCATAAATAAGTGTGCAAACGCCCGTAAACGTAGTTTTAGTTTCTTTAAACCGATACAACTCTATTCGGTCTTGTATCCGTTCTGACCCCATATTTAAGCATCCCGTATTTCTACCACGTAATTAGTCCGCTCATCACCACACCACCATTTAAGCGTGTTTAAATCTGTCTTGCTCATCAGAATACAGCCTTCACTATGGCTTGGTTTTGAGCCTTCATGTATTTCAATATCAGTTCGTCCATCAACGCTTAATATTCTAAACCATTGGAACCTTCCATGGGTATCGCGCATGAACTTATAGAATCCCGCCGGTATACAAGAAACGCCCACCTCGTTGTCTTTCCACGGTCTTTCAAGTGTTTTAATCTCACCCCCATCTGGTAGGGTTAATATACCATTGGTACGGTCTGAAGGTGATTTAAGGCGCTGTAGTATCATGGTATTAGTATTGTTTTTATTAAAGCGACTGCCACCGCGCCAAATAGACCAACCGAGACCCATTTCAAATGCCTAACCTGACCTTTAAAGTCAATCATTAAAGCTTGGTTTGTTTTGACATCTGACATTTCAGTGTTTAGCTTGTCGATTTTGCCCGACATCAAGTTGCTATTGATTACAACGTTATTTATCTCGACTTGTTGTACCTGTATCTGGGTTTGTGTCTTAGATAATTCTTTTAGGTTGTCGTTAATATTTTTGTTAAATTCTGACTGGCTAGCCATAAACAAACTAATCTTTTCGTCTAGCCTCGCAAGTTGCTCTACTGTTGCGCTCACTTAAACACCCCCACGCTATTAATATAGCTTTTGTGCTGTTTATAATTATTAATAAGCAAACAACAGACATAAAAAACAACACTCAAGCCCCCGGTAATCATTAACGCAAATTCAAATAATTCAACAATAACACCAATATTTAAAGGTTGGTGCCAAAGAGTATATTTTAACGTGTTGTAAAAACCAACATGAACAAGAAAGTGCAATACGCTGGTAAATAAACTAGCCGTAGCATACCATAATAATAGTTGTGATTTTATTTTTTTAGAAAGGTTGGCGGCTATTATAGATACTATTCCATAACTTGCGCTATATCCGAGATAATACCAATCAGCATTTAAATTATTGCATCCATAAATTAACACAAACGCTAATAAAACAACCGCCAACTTAATCACTTTTTAGGTTTCTTTTTAGATTTAGGCTTAACCGGTGTTTTTTTGTAAGCCGGTGATGGCTTACCCTTGTCTTTACTTCTTGGCATTTTATTTACCCCTTAAATTCTTCTTCGACTGTGCCGTCAACTAGTATCTCCGCTACTCTTGGCGCTAACAATATGCCAACAGATACCAAGTAATTCAGAGCATCAGTATTTGATGGCATATCCAAATCGACATAAGTCGTCATCTCAAGTTCCTCTTTGATGTCAATAACAATGTCATCAGTAGACTTACGGATTAATGTGCGCTCTGGCTGTGTTAACCGATTACGAAATGCGCGTTTTGAGATGTGGCGTATTGCCGGTGGGGTTACCTGCAATGTGCCTGCGCTTTCTATTTTATGCTTTCCGCTGTCTGAGATTATATTCATAGTATTGGCCTAACTAGATATTCAAGGGTTACTGATGTATCTGTTGTTGATTGTATTTCTAATACTAACGATGTATTGCAGATAAATCCCGGTTCAGTTGTTGAGCTTGAAAATGAGTTACTAGCGGCTCCATAAAGGACTAATGCGGTGGAGGCAACGGATGCTATGGAGTCATTCCATATTACCACGCCGTCAACCGTCATTTTTACTGTGTAGGCTTCTGAAATCATATCGTCAAATAGAAGCCCGCTAATTAAAAACTTTCCCGTTAAGCTAAGTGCTGTTGTTAGCCCCGCCGTAGCGTCTATTCCTGCTATCTGCTTATATCCAGTGTTTGAAATGAGCTTTGAATTAGGCCAGGTTAAATCTGGGGCGAGCGTTGGTATACCCGAACTTCCACCCAATAAAGACGTTTTAATCGTCATGTTATAGCTCCCAATCGCTTATTCCGTCGGATTTTAATGTAATTGACTCGCTAGATGCAGAGTCCATAGTAATACTGGTATCTGTGCCGCCTGAATAGCTTATTGTATCACTTCCTGAGCGAGATATAACAGGCTTAAAAGTTTTATAAGCGTCTGGCAAATCTATTTGAATAGTTTGATTAACTGATATGCTGCTAGCTGCCGGCAATGTGTACGCACCACCGTCTTGAATCTCGTTAATGCGTAAAGCTGTTAACACGCCGCCACCAGTTTGTGGTATGACTGTTACGCTATTCGCTGAGAAGGTGCCCAGTGATGATTCTAACGCCATTACCTCTGGCAACTTAGCCCCATTTAAAGCAGGTAGCCAGTTTGTACCGGTATCAGTTGTAGGCTCATTTGATAGGTTGGCATCAACCATTGAGCGCCACAAATAACCCTCATTTGATTGTACGATATCACCAGTTGAATAAGGCTTCTGACTGTTGTAAACATCAATGAATCTGACTTCCATCCAGAATGAATTTGCATTAGGCGTTAGCGTTGGGTCATTACCTTGATTGGTGTCTTGCAGCGATATGTAGAACACACCTAAGGCGGTTTTGGCGATATCATCTTTGTCATATACAACTGTCTCGTCATATACTTCAAAGTCACCTAAAGCGCCTTCACCGCCTACAGGGTCACGTTCCCACACTTGCTGACTGTTAGCATCTTGCAATACTACTCTAGCTTTGCCAGTGTAAAAGGTGTTTGGCACTCGACCTAAAGCGCCAAGCTCAACAGGGTTAGTGTTTGCTATGGTTTCTAAGTCGTCTTTATACGTAGTCAATAAGCTGTTAGTGCCTGACTTGTAAAAGTAAAGTTTTCCGTAAGGTGGGTATGAAAACCCTGGTACTGGATTTATAAAACGTGGGATGGGGCACCTCCTTGCTTTTCATTAGAAAGCAATCTAAAATTATTTTTTAACATATTTAAGGCTGGCATAATGGATTCCAAAAAAATTGAAATAAAAGAAAGCAGACAAATATTAAGTTGCGCGGTTTTTATTGTATCATTCATTATCTTCTACCTCATCTTTAGATGATATAGCTGCGCCAGATGGAACTGTAGCCATAAACTTAGCCATCTCTCGCTTAAATTGAGCTGCCTTTACCGCATCTTTGACTGTATCACTCGCTATATTTTCCAGCGTGGTTAGGTCTATATTTGGATCTAAAAGCAAGTCAGACAGGTCAGATAAGCTCCTTTTACTTTTAGGAACAATTTCCAAGTAAGCTTTAGTTATTTTCTTCGCGTCATTGCCAGCTAATTGCATTGTTTTTAAGAAATTGGCATTGCCTCTCGCCAGCTTGTTTGCGATTATCTTTGATGCGGTTCCTACCGTAACGGCTGTGACAGCAACGGGAAGTGCCGCTCCGCTCATGCCAAGAGAGGCGGCAACTCCACCAGTACCCGCACCACTAACCATTGCAGAGAATACGCTAGGGCTGTTTTCAAATTTAATGCCCATTCCTCCAACCAAAGAGGCAAAATTCTGCTTGAAATCTCCATCAGTTACTTTTCTTATTGCTGCGATATCATCCTTAGATAGAAACTTTCTGGTTGTTTTATTATTTATTAACCTGTTAAGTTCGTTTCTAATTCCTTTGTCTATTCCAGCTTTTCTGCTAGCGCCAATTGTAATGGCCTCCTCTAGCATTTCAGCCCTCTTAGCCCTGCCGTAAAGCTTACCAGCAGCATTTAATTTTTTGGATATGTCTGATGCTTGTATGTTCCCAGTCCTGGCCATATCGTTCACGTTAATATCAGCAATAAAAGAGTCAACCTCGTCTAAAACTAGCAATGCCTGTCTTGTTATATTCTTATCCATTGGGTTTACAGCGTTTTGAGCTATTTTTCTTAGGTCTGTAATCTCATTGATTGGAATTGGAACGCCCCTATTAATATCTTTTTTTATGGCGTTGATCGATCTAAATACTGGGTCTGAAACACCTTCTCTAATGCCTTCTTTTTTAGCCAGCACATCAAGTGCATTCTCAAGTCGCCCTAGTGATGTTTTTTTAACTACAGCACCGGAATCATTAACCTCTTTATATAGTACGCTGGCCGCCTTCCTGACTTGCGCGTTTTCTGGGGCTGACTCAACCAAAGTTTTTTTGATTAAATTATTACTAGGAGGTTTAACTTTTGAAAGCCTCCCAGCCCCTTTAAAGCCTAGAATTTCAAGCGCCGCCGTTGGTAACGTGTGCGCCATCGTAGCAAGTAAAGGCCCAGCCGATTCAAAGATAGTGCCCTCTGTTGCTTCTAAAGTGCTATCACCTAAAAACTTCTCAGTGTTAGATATGGCCTCACCTACTGGCGCAAGTGTTTCACCAATTGCTTGCTGTTGACTAACGCCTGCATCAGTTGACGGTCTAAATGTCAACGAGTCTCTGACAGATTCAACCGCTCTAGCACCTGCGCCTTGTTCGGCAAATGGGTTCGCTGATTGAACTATCCCTGCAAGCCCCGCCAAAGGTTCTGCTATCATACTAGAGCCAAAGCTTGCTGCATTCTCTATGCCGCCAATAATAGATTTCTCTAAATCCGACGCGCCTGACATAATGCCGGCTTCTTCTGTAGGTTCTTTAGGTGTCACGCCAGCCTTAGATTGACCCTGACCAATCACCCTTTTAACGGTAGCCTGTATAACCTGCGGGTCTGTCCCATCTGGAAACTCTAACACCCTACCATCTGATAGCTCTGCTCTAATACTCATGGTATTTGGTTTCCATTGACATCAAATTTAATGACGTTTGCACTAGGCTGGTTAATTTCAAATGTTTTAGGTATGCGCCTCATGATTGATGTTGAGAATTTATCGGGCAGGCTATCCCCATAAGTATCAAGATAATCAGTTATTTGAGTCCGAGAGGATTCAATTGCAGAGTTTGACAGCCCCTGTGCTGTGTCAACAAATTGCTGTATCTGCTTACCACCTAGTATTTCACCGCTTGCAAGCTTGTTATACATATTTCTTATGCCTTCTGGGACGCCAGCAGAGTTTTGAGCCGTTGAAAACTCACCCTCTCTAACAACTGACGTAGGGTCTAGCGCCTTCATAAATTTAAAAACAAGAGCAATTGACGCAGGGCCACTAGGCATTTTTTGTAACTTAGATAGGTCGTTAGCAGTATTGTGTATTAATGTTGTGTCTTTAAGAAACCCAGTAATGTCCTTGTTGATAGACTGCTTATCTTTCAGTGACAGCGCCTCCCCGCTTTTTTTCTTAGCTGCAATTGCATCTAATCTACTTGCTGCAGTTGGGTCTATAGAATAAGTGCCAGTGTTTGGATTAAAGACCATACCACCTTCTGCTTTTTGTTTATCCGACTGTTTTTTTGTTTCTGGTGCTTTGTAACTATCATCAAATAAAGACCTGTAATTACCAATCATACCTAAAGCACCATCAACGTCACCAGCGCGTAAGGCGTTATAGACTTCCATTGTTTCGCGTGGGTTTCCTCCGCTCATTGATGAATCTTGTGCCCTTCCGCTAAGAAAGTCCATCGCCCCCTGCGTATCGCCATTTCTGATTAATAATTCCGCTGTCTTGGCATCATCTGTCATTGCTTGTCTACGCTGGGCATCCTCCACACCCATAATCTTCATGGCGTTTATTTTGCGCCCCTCAATGCCGTCAAATAAGCTGCTAGTTGCTGCGATTGCGCCTTTTACACCAGCCCCCCTATTAGCGGGGTTGTAAAAATCATACTGTGCCATAATTACCTCTTATCCGAAAAATCCAGTTAATGCGCCCATAACAGTATTCGATGCGCCCGCTGGAGCACCGAAAGCGCCAGTTATCCCGCCAGCCACTTGACCTATACCGCCCCGTATACCTGCTGCCCCACCAGTTAACCCGCCAGCCTGTGCCTGACCAATACCCACGTCACCTGATGCCAATTGTGAAGCATTTCCTGTGGACAAATTAGATAATATTTTTGCTAACTCCTGCTGTTGCGCGGCTGACATATTACCTGTGTTTTGCATGAAGTTGGCGATGTTCACGCCACCCTGGCCAAACACATCAGATAAGCCAGCGCCTTGTCGGTTACTTAAATCCGCTAGTGAGCGCGTTGATTGATTTATCTGATTAGCTAAATCTCTACCTGCTTGCGTTCTAGCTCCACCAAGAGCATTGCCAGCGTTTTGATACATATTAGCAGCGTTAGCGCCTGCGTTTTGCATCATGCCAGCACCTTGACCAGCTAATTGACCAGCAAAGTTGGCCTGATTTAGTCCAGTCTGAGCCTGTAATCCAGCACCTTGACCAGCTAAAGCACTTAATATGTTAGCTTGATTCGATCCACCTTGAGACTGCAAGCCTGCCTGTTGGTTAGCAATACTGCTTGCTAGGTTGGCCTGATTCTGACCTGCTCCTATTTGAGCTTGAGCGCCCGCACCACCTAAAGACGATAGAATGTTAGCTGAGTTTTGACCAGCTTGATTAGCGAGATTGGCTTGATTCTGACCAGTTGACAACATAGCGTTCGCCATGTTTTGCCCTCTATTTGCAGCTATACCCGCGCCCTGCTGTGCAGCATTAGCCGTTAACCCAGCGTTAAACTGACCGCCTTGCTGCTGATAACCAGCGCCTTGACCAAACAAGTTAGATAAATTATTGGCTTGATTACCCGCCAAGCTTGCTTGAGACTGAGCCGCCCCAAGTCTATTACTGGCGTTCTGCAAGCTTGCTTGTGTTTGCATCTGTGCGTTTTGAGCCGCCAAATTACCTTGCTGCTGTCCAGCTTGGGACAGGAATTGCCCTTGCTGCCCTGCTGCCTGTAATCCTTGCCCTGTGGATTGGAAAGCCCTATTAAATTGGTTGTCTAGGTCTTGAGCGGCTATACCAGCGCTTCTATCCTGTAATTCTCTTAGAATGTTTCCACTTACCACATTACCTGTTGCGCTTCCTTGGTTGGTAACGTTACGCATCATTTCATCTTGCAGGTATTTAGTTCCGGGGTTATTCATCATTGCGTTGTTAAACGCTTCTTGACCCTGTGCGCCTGATAAAGCTAACTGCTGTTGCTGTGACTGCAGCCCGCCGCCAGCGTAAGCGCCTACGCCCTGAGCCGCTTGATTGAATTGGTCTTGACCTATGTTTTGATCGACATTTGAAGCGCTACCGCTAAAGTCCCCACCTAAAGCGCCCATGCCTTGATTAATCATATCTTGTGAGGCAAACATGCCTTGACGCAATGAGTCTAATGCGCCTCTTGTCCCTTGGCTTGATTGTTGGCCTGCTAGGTTGTTGCCAGTATTTAATATATTCAAGCCCTGCTGTGAACCTTGATTTAACTGGTTTAACGCGCCAAATTGACCTTGATTTAGTGCGTTAGCGCCCTGCTGTGCGCCACCCATGATAGCGCCAACACCTTGATTTGCTGTGTTTTGTAGCGTGTTAAGTCCCTGACCTAACCCTTGATTCAGCTGGTTAGCTCCAAACTGCCCAGCATTACCCAGTGTATTAGACGCTCGATTAACACCTTGCTGAATGTAATTGCCAGCCCCTTGCTGTGCGTTCTGTAAGGTATTTAAAGCACCTTGTCCACCCATGCTAATTTGATTCTGCCCAAAGGCATTGGCATTTTGTAATGCGCCCAAACCTTGTTGCGTTGCGCCCTGTAAAGCATTCAACCCACCAGTTAACCCGCCAGCATAAGCTTGTTCAGCACCCGCTAGGCCGTAGTTTTGACTTCCACCTGTTGGCGCTGGTTGGTATGGGGTTTGTTGCTGACCCCCCGCCAGTAGTGACTGGACCTGTGATGTTGTTGCGCCTGACACGTCACTGACAAGCCTTTCGCCTTGATATTCCTGCGCTGGCGCTCCATAAAAAGAGCCGCCTCCGCGAACATTGTGCTTCACCATCCCATCAGCCTGCTGCTGGGTTATTGAATTTCCATTGGCATCTCGCAATCCCTGTGGCGCTGGCATTGCCTGTATGGCTTGCTGTGCGCCTGCGCTCATTTGGCTAGGCTGCCGCATCATGTTTGTTTGTAGGTTTCTTAATGCGCTAACTGGTGCTTTCATAATATTTTCCGTCCAAACAAGTTAAAATCTGGCAGTGTAAAGTTTAAATTTGGGTATTGCTCTGCATTATTTGTCATTCCTGGGCCTATAACATTGGGATTTTGCGGTAACCCTGCTGGTGCTTGTGGATACATGGATGTTATCGTTTGAATCTGCTCATCAGTCATTCCAGCCAAAGGGCTTAACGCCTGTTGGCTTGTTTGATAGTCGGGTAATTGCTGCTGGAACATACTCGCATCATAATCCAATTGAGTGGGTTGAAACTGTGAATAATCAACCTGTCCACCCATTAACGCATTGTGAGCCTGTGGCATTCCTGCAAGTATTTGATTCTGCGCTGCAACATTGCCTTGCTGGAAAGTCTGGGCTTGTTGTGGCATGAATTGGCCGAACACATCTAAGGCGCTTTGGTAGCCTTTCTGTGAGTTGGCTTCTGCTGATGGAAATAAATTAAATATATCCTCTCTAGCTTGTTTATTGCCTTCTTCAATCCTTTTTTGCCCAGACTCTATACCTCTCTGTGTGGCCTTAGCAGCTTTCTTTTCTGCTCCCCCAAAGAATGTATCCTTAATGATGCTCATATATCTTTCCTCTCAATGCCGAATAACCATAAATCATACAGCTGGCCGTTTTTAGTGAAGCACTTTTTATAAGTGCCTTCATGCTCAAATCCTAGCCTTTTGGTGTATCGCTTAATATGCGGATAAATACTAGGCACTTGGCTGATAATTTTCTTGTACATACTTGGCGCGTTTTCTGCAACCCATTTTAGCGTCGCTTTTCCGCACTCAATAGACTTGTTTCGCTGTTCTTTTATGATGTATGGATGAATGTCTAGGGTGGTTCTGTTGTAGGCTGATACGTGCATATACCCGCACTCACCAAGACTCAACCAGCAGTCAGTGTCTACGTCTATATTGGCGCATTCTGGCGCTGTATCATCCTCTGTAACGTCACTAAGCATACTCATAACTACGCGCTTTATGTCTTTATGGTCGTGACTTCTACTAACCATCATACCAACACCCAACCTTGTTTTGTTTCACCAGCAATAGACTGGTCACGTTTAACGTATAATATCGCACCGGCCGCGCCCGCATCATTCATATAAACAGCTCCTTGAATAGCATCGATAACACCCTCTGGGTTACCTGTTCCGATTATCATCTCTCGCTGAGTAACTAAGCTAGTCCACGTCCGGAATGATTGCTCCATTGAACCATCATCATTAAGGATAGGCCTGTTTGCATCTGGTGGTGATACTCTAACGGCCACGTTGCGCCCCTGCTTTGATGTTAACTCTTAGCTTTAAAGCCCTAAACTTACAAGGGTCTGAGAACTCAAACAATAAAACGCCTAATCTTGGAAACCTGCCAAGCCTCGCCCAAACTTGTCTTACATTATACTCCCCAATCTTACCCATTGCTCGAGGTATTGGGTCATTAAATGATTTGCCATCAACGCAAGTACTTAATCTTACCTCTGGCTCTGGCTGGTCATCATTACCAACACCTGATTCGGTTGTTAGCTCTACGCTGTTAAGTGAAAATGAATCACCTTGATTAGTTAGTGGCTGTAATGAAAACGCCCTCAGTATTGGGTTGTCATACTCTTTATAATTATCAAGCTTCAATTCACCTATTCGACCATCTTGTGAGTCACCACATAACACTCGACCATAAGCCGTCACCAGTGAATTAACTCTATGTCTAACATTCTGCGTCAAGCCCTTAGTGTCAACGATTTGACTTTGTCTTTCGCTCCACGTACCAGTTAACACTTCATAAACAAAAGTAACTGATGGTAGTGAGAACTCAACAAAATAAGCGCCAGCTTGAGCGTATGAAAATGCAAAGCTTTCCACTATCTCATCTCTGGTAAATTCTTGCAGTTTGGCGTCAATAGCTGTTGTACTAACCTTTTGAGGTGTAGCCCCGTTAAGCGTCCATATAGCTGCGCTTTCGTTTACTGCGCCACCGATAAACATAAAGCCATCATTAATATTAACTAGGCTGAAAGGTGCAGAGCACCCCTTAGATACAAATAAGCCGTTACGCTGAAAAGGAAACCCCGGCAACCCTAAGTTGTCAAAGCCTTCGATTGTCTCTGAGCCTGTTATAGTGAGCTTATTCTTAACTACTATAGGCGCGACTATTGCGTCTGGGTCTGCTGCCGCTGATGCAAAATCTAACGCACTCCAAGTTAACCCGTCATTGGCTGATGATTTAATTATTTTCTTTTCATCTGTAGTGACTACAAAGAATGAATCAACATATACGACATGCTGAGGCTTGCCGTTTGTAGTGTTGAAATCTACGTCTGTTATTTGCTGAAATACTGTGCCTGCTGACTCATTAACAATGTATCCATTGCCACCAGGTATTAACACAAGTAATTGAGTGCCATTATCTGCAAACGAGCATCGAGCTTCGCCGGGTATAACGCCTAAAGCTACAGCGGTAAAAACCTCTAACCCTTCATCGTTAACGGTTCTGTCTATTCTGTAAAGCGTATCACCGTTAAGGAAGTAAGGCTTCCCGTCTTTAACGTGTGAGCCTCTATTGATTTGGTCAATTACACCTGTCGTTAGAATCTCAGACAATCCAGCCGACCCCTTTATCATGGCATCAGATAACGCCACAGCTTGAGGTTTATCAATGTAACAGTTCAAACACTGTTGATTAGACAAAGGCAGGCTGTCAGATACGTAATAACCGTTGCCTAGTGAAACCGGTACAGGCTGACCCATTACCTAGCCTCTACTATGTAATAGCTGTCTGCCTCTGCGGTAATATTGTTTGTAGTGGCAACGTTTGCAACTTGCAACTTAATGTAATCGTTTTGATCTAGCGTTGTATTGATATTTATGTTGAAAAAAGCAACATCCCTGCCACCTTGAAAACTGTTAACCTCCCTCGTCTGGTCTAGCACTGTCACAAAAGACGATGCCGAATCATCCCATTTAGTAACCCGTAGGGATATATCATCACCCGGCGTTCCATCAATCAAGAAATCGGCTATGACCTTAAACTCTCTTGGCGTATTGCCTAAATGCCTTAATTGCCCGCCTGCTGGGTTATCAAAGTGCTGTAAATCTTGAGATGTCCATAAGCCCGCTTCTACATCAACAAATACGCCAGCCGTTGTTATGGTGCTAACCGCTTCTGTTGTCACCTCTATATGCCCGCCCTCGAAGGTGTTAGGCATACCATTATTACCCGACCATGCAGCCACTAAATCCGAATTGCTCATATTTGGGGTTATGTTTGCATCTTGGGAGTTAAACACCCCATTTCTTGTAATTATTGCGCTTTCAATAGAAACCGTTGACGGGTTAATAAAATTAGCCGGGGCAAAGTCAAAAAATGATACCGTAGCATTTAGGTCAATGTTTTGGTTAGACCTAAACCTCGATGCCATAGTGAAGCCAGCACCAGCTTTAAAAAGCGAGTAAGCACCGTCTGTTAAGCCTCTAACTATTGATGTATCAATGAAATAACCACCAACCCAAGCCCCTGCAAGCGTTAGCTCTGGCTTGCCACCAAACCGCCCAGTACCTACTTCTAAGCCCTGCCTGTAACCTGTAATCGTGCCTAGTGATGTGCAATCGTTGTAATTAATACGCGCAAACTCAAAAGCATCAAAGCCCGTGGCCGACGTTAAGTTATAGACCTGCGAGGCTGCGCCAGTTACTTCAACCGCATAGTCAGAACCAATCAAGTTGCCCGACCCGCCAACCGGTGATGTGAACATTGTATAGCCAGTCTCGGAAGATATAAGCTTAGATATGTCAAAGCTGTAACCCGCCAAATTTAAGCCGCCCGAAGGAACATCTATTGATTGGCTACCCATATCAATAATACCATCAATAAAATACTGCTTGGTACTATCAAGCACACCAGCCAAGTCTGAGGCTTGCGTAACTACTACCCTGTTTTGCAAGTCCTCAATATTACCCGCTGTAATTTCAACTGAATTAGCTGTTTGCGTAATGCTAACGTTAGAGCCTGCCTTTATGCGCTTAAATGCAACCTGCGCTGCTGTTGAGTCAACAATAACATTAGCGCCATCAGATGCGCTTCCGGCGTTAGCTAAATTCGTTTTGAGTGCCACGCTACCGTATGGGTCAAGCGTTGCTGTTATCCCCTGTGAAGGCGCTAGGGCACGAATAAAATTAAGCTCACCAGAAGGTTGATTGAGTATCTGTACCGCTGTGGGTGAACCTACGCTTTTAATCTGACCCGTTACGCCAAGACTAGACGACATTGAAGCAAATGAAATGCTGTTTAATGTACCGTTACGCACTAGCGCGAAGTTATCAGAGTCAACCGCACTCGTTACCGCTACAGCGTTTGTTATATCTTGCGCGACTGATTGACAAGTCATTTAATTACTCTCCGCATGATGCTGGATTATCTTCGCAGCAACCATCATAAAAATTATAATCTGAAAAGGTGTTATTTCTACCACTGCCTATTGGCATATTTGAAGTATAACTACTGCCTAGGATTGGGCTACCAAGCTTAATCATAACGTTTAAGCCGTTAGCCGCTCTGACTGATAGGTCTGGTGTAATAACTACGTCATAGGTTGCGGCAAGCTGAATCGCTACGTTGGTTTTCATTCCCATTATAGCGCCAGCAGGGACAGTTACCGTATCAGCCGGATTGGTTAGCTCGGTATATCCAAGCTTAACGCCATCAGCATCTTGCATTGCCATCCAGTCATTTAAATATCTTAACGCTGTTTGGAAATCTACCGCTGGTATTGATTGCTCTGCTGAGTTAATCAATAACTCTTGCAGTATATCATTTACTAGACTTTCTGCCGTTGCCATTCGTTTTACTCTTTTGTGTTGGTTTCTTCCAGCCTAAAGACAAAGCCCATTCCAGCGAATTTTGATTAACTTTAACCTCTGTTCCATCTGGCTTTACTAATGCGATTAAATCTGACATGTGAACCCCTCAAGGTTTTTGTATATTTTACATTATATAGCACGAACAAAAAAGCCCCAATTACGGGGCTTGATTAGCTTGCTTCAATACTAAGGTGTACCGAACGATTTTCCAGCGAAGAACGGGTTAAGAGCCGCATAAGCTGGACGGAAATCAATACGTACAATCTGCTTGTTCGCATCACCATCAGCGTACTTAGAGATACGGAATTGTAAACCGTCCTCAGTAGTGGCGATAGTATCAGTGCTGTAAAGCTTCTTGATTGGTACAGAGCCAATTGAGAAAGCTTGTTTATGCCAGAACAAGTTAGGTTGAATAATAGTGCTAGCAGCACCGCCAAGAGTTACAACGTCGCCAGAAGTTAAGGCAGAGTCAACAGTATTGAATGCGCCTGCTGCTTCATAGATGCCTGGGCCAGTAATAACCAAAGTACCCGCACCAGAACCGTTAAGCGTAACGGCTTCGGTAACAGTACCGCTAAACAAGATGGCTGCGCCAGTTTCGTCAAGGATTGGCTGACGAGTTGAAAGGTTAAGACGGTTACGACCTGTGACAGTGATGGTTTCACCAGCTGCGACCACTAAATTAGCTTGGAAACCAGCAACAGCAATTGATTGCGTCATAGTGTCCTTGGCTGATAAATAAGTGGCTGTAGGCGTAGCTGACAATGTACCTGCTCTATCTGCACCAGCGCCAGTTGTATAGCTAGGTAAGGTGGTGGCAGTCATTACCTTCATACCAGCGAACATATCAGTGATAACGGCTTTTTGGTTAGCTGACATAGAGCCAGTTTCGCCACCTAAGCTACGTTGATTACTTGCAAGTTTACGTTGGGTATAAGGGTTAGCGAAATAACACCAGCTGTCATCCATAGGGATACCAGACGATTGCATTAACGCACCAGCTTCGGCGACTTCATCCCAAGTAGTGATACCTGTTCCAACTGTACCAGCAGCAAGTCCGGTGTTTTTCATGCAGAAGTTAGCGAAGTCAAGCTCAAGGTCAGTTTTGATACGTGTAGCCATTGGGGCTAATAGCGCGTCAAGTTGATCCATTTTCAAGGCTTCATCAGCTTCGTTAAAGTCAACGTCTACAGTGAAGTAGTCCTGCACTGTACCAGAGGCTTTACCAGTGATGATATCTGAACGACCAACACCAGTTATGTCACCAGCAGAGGTGCGCTTAGATACATAATCAGTAGGACGTTTAAAGTCTACTGTATCGCCAGTATCAGCTCCAAATTTACCATTTAAAAGCTGAGTGTTTACGTTCTTAGAAATTACACGTCCAGACTCGAACTTGTCCAAAAATACTTTAGCGAGTTTACGTGTAAAGTTACTGTCAAAATTATTAGCCATGAGTGGCTCCTTTATTCAAATTTAGCGTTGCCGATATAATTATATTTACCAGCGTCTTTGTCTCCACCGCCTCCGTTAACTTTCGTTGCTGGTGGTGGCGCGTTGGTTTTTCTAGGCTTTAAAGCTGCAAGCTTAGGTTTGATTGCCCTTTCGATATATAAAGCCGCCTGTATTGGGGGCATAGATAATATCTTTTCAGCATCATTGTAATTAGCTGCTAGGTGCTTGGTGATTAACGCGCCTTGCTCATCATCTAAAATGTGCATGGCTACATCTTCACTAAGTCCGTAGCTGGTAACTAACTGCCCTGCTTGCTGCAACTCTTGAGTGTCGATTCCAAACGCCTTAGCTCTTTCTGTGTAGATTTGAGCTTTCTTGTTTATTTCTTCACCTTGCTTGCGTTGCTGCTCTGCCTGTTGTTGCTGCGCGTATTGGTTCTGGACGTTTTGCCCATACTCATAACGCGCATTGTTTTTGATAGATTCTTCATAAGCTGCAATCTTGGTGTCATAGTCATCATCAAACGGGTCAGGTCGCTCCATTACTTGCGGGGCTTGCTGTCTATTCTGTGCTTCGTACTCGTCAAGTTTGCGCTTATACTCTGCCGCCTCTCGCTTGGCTTGTTCAGCCTCGAAATGCTTTTGAGATATTCGCTTGTTAATTGCATCCTGATTAACTTGCTTTTCACTATCAATGGGATTTTCTTCGTGTTCCTCATCACTATCAGTTGCTAAATCTGATGGCTCATTGGCCTCTGTAATTTCCTCGCTTTCAACTTCCTCGACATATTCGTCATTGTCAAAAGTCGGTTCGTCACTTTGTAGCTCACTCATGTTATTGCCCTTAAAAGGTATTTATAGCCGCGATACTGTCGCGTACAGTTGGTTTATTTTAACACTTCATAACCCATATTCAAAATAATACTTGGCTTAGTGCAAATGATGATGTATGGTAATGCAAATGATGCAAATAACAGGGGGTTACAATGAATCCAGTTACAAGAAAAATACGCGACAAGGGATATAATCTAAACGAGTTTTGCGCTCATATGGGATATTCTCTTAGGTGGTACAGACAACACGCCAATAAAAACAATAGGCAGGGAAAGAAAATCAGCGCGTTTGTGCATGATATGGATAAAAACAACTTTATTAATGATATGGAGATATTAAAATGATAAAGGTTAGAACGGACTCATTAATGGTTTACAACAAAAAAGGTAAAAGTAATGAAAAGGACTGAAGCCCCAAGCAAGATACCTAATTGGCTAGCTGTGCTGCCAAAGAATGCGAACATAACCACCAGGGAATTTGCTATTGCTTTAGGCGTTAGTGGAAGAACTTTGGCGCGGAGGGATACGCCGAAACCTGATTGGTTATCAGGCAGAACTTACAGAAGGAAAGCTCCGTCACGCCCATACCTTACTGGAAGGCTATGACCGTAAGAAATTACATTAGAAAGCTGATTGCTAGTGAACAACAAAAAGGTGATGAATGATGTACCTACTATTCGCTGCTGTCGGCTTCCTTGCCGCTGGCTTTACTGGTGTCGCTATTGGTGTAATAGTGGCTGTTGTGGTTGAGTTTATTTATAGGGTGTTTTGGGGTTAGCCCGCTAGCTAGGCGGGGTATCCGTTTCTTCCTCAAGATTATCTGATACGTTAGCATATGCCTTTGCTGTGCTTTCGTTCATTATAGCCTCTGCGCCCATAGCCTCCTTTAATGCCTTTAATGTATCTGCTGCTAGCTTTTGAGACTCATCAAGTTGCTTTTGCATTGCCAGCATCTGCGTAAACTGCTGGTTTTGTGCCTGCAAATCAATTTTTTCTTGGCTCTGTTGGATTTGTGCCGCATCGACATTGTATTTATCCTCTTTTTCGCGCATGAATTTCTGGACATCTAGCTGCTGTTCTTGCTCTGCCAATGCAAGCCTTCTATTTTCCAACTCCATCTCGGCAACCTTCAACTGTTGATTAAATTGCGCCTCTTGCTGCTTGGTTTGTGCGCCCGTCTGTGCTGCTTGAGCTTTCCCCATCTCAGCTTCTGCAATTAATAAATTAGGGTCAGGCTGTGGCGGTTGGTTCTGCGCCTCTTGTGCTGCTTGCTGTTCTTCTGGTGTCATCTGGTCGAAAGGTATAACGCCATTCTGTAATTGCATAGCTCTTGCGCGTTCAGCTACTACATCCATGCCCGGCTCACTAGAGTTCTTAAGCATCACGTCACGGCTAATCTCTATAAGAGTTGGGTCAATAGCAGCATAAGCTAACATCTTGTCTGTCATAGCATCTTGGCGGTTTTTGAATGCCGCACCATAACTACAACTTACATCGTACTCGCCTACAGATAAATCGTTAACAGTGATTGCTTCGCCTGTTTGGTTGTCAATAACAACTTGGTTAAGCGTAACAATCTCGCTTTCTCCATCCTCTGCCAATATACGCTGTTGTCTTGTTGCGTCATATACTTTTGGAATAGCATTAACCAAGCACTTGCCAACTGCCGTAAGAGTGGTTTGTATTGAGCGATAATATTTAACCGTTGAACTGTTAGACTTTTCAATCTGCTTATCAAGCGCAACACCAGATTGTAGGTTAGCATTATCCGCAAGTTGAGGGCTAAATGCCCCTGTTGCTAGGTCAATGGATTGGGCAGACATAAGGCTTAACTGTGATAGCCCAGGATTAACAGGCGCACCACCTAAAAATTGTGGTGTCATACCTGGTAGGTTAGGGTCTATATTAAAGTCCTGCCAAGGATTGGCGTTAGTGTTGAGGGTTGATAGTGTTTTCTCATGCCCCTTACGCATTTCAGGCGTACCCCAAAACTTGGGTCGAGGTGATAATACAACTTCTTCCACTTCACGACTAAACGCCATGTTGTGTACGCGTTGCTGGTCTAACGCTTTAGCTATTGCGCCCCTGACTACGGCCTTGCCGTCAATTACTTTATGGTTAGCATAGCAACCAAACACCGGCAGACTATCAAATACTGTTTCTTCTTCTGGGCTTAACCAATCGTTACCGTCCATAATACGCTGATAGATTTTATGGGTTAGCCGCTTGCGTCTGCGAACCTCTACTATTCCATCCATTGCCAGCTCGTCAACAATCATATCAAAGTCTTCATCTGCTTTGAGTATTGCGCCGTCTGACATTTCAACTATCTCAATGGTTTCAGGTTTTTTGTAATAGCATCGGCTTATAGTAATAACGTCTGGCTTATCGTAATAGACATCAGCTTTAATATCTCTATTAACGCTCATCATCTTACCGTCTGGAAACTTGCTTTCGTATTCTTCCTTGCTTATATCGTCATCAATAAAAACGAATCGAGCATCTGAGTTATCAGCCATTACGCTAGCTTGGTCAAACCAGACACGATTTACAAAGTCTGGGACGTAACGAATAAATAGGTCTTGGTCAAAGCTGTCACCGTCGATGTAGTCTTGCTCAATATAAACCCCAGACATACCACTAGTAACCATCATGCGACCCATTGACGCATATGTTAGCTCTGCGCTGCTGATGTTCTCTATGTTGCGTATAATGCCTTCTAGGACTTCTGCCACATCTTTAGATGATTCACCGCTTGACGGGCTTATCTTGATAGCAAACTCGTTATCTTCTATCTCACCGCATATTGAATCAAGTATAGGATTACAACGGTCGTCAGTATAGCGAGGCTTGCCGTTCATCTTAGAGATAATATCCGGCTCCCACTGCCCGTCCTCTTTCTCTACAAAGTAAATCTGCTCACGAGCTTTGTCGCGCTCATCTTCGTTAGTGCCTTGCGACTTCTTGCGCTCGTCTGCTACTGTCTGAAAATCGTTGTAATCAATCATTGTCTAACCCCAAAAGCTGTCAAATTCTAGCGGCTTAGTATCTGCCGCTAGGTCTGGTATTTCTTCACCCATTGCCAAGCAATCAGCCATGTTAGGTGATGCTATTTTTAATTTATTCTTCATATCTTCTTTGCTCATTAGCTGTATTTTGCCAGCGCCATTGGGCTTTCTGGGTATTCTACAGACTTCTGCTCGTAATTTCTGCAATACAGGTATTTCACTACTAATGCTGATTAGCGTATCTGGATCAACATACTCTTTCTTAACGACTGCCCTGTATGTGTTAAAGAATCTTTCGGCCAACTTCATGTAATATTGAGCGCGCTTGTTGTAGAACATATCAGCGTTGGTCTTAGGCTTATCATTACTACCTAATGAGCCTAACCCATCATAAACGGCCTTCTTATTCTCTACAGCGTTAGAGCCTCGATACATTCTAAGTTCGCACTTAATACCATCAAACGAATCGCCAATCTGCCTACGTAACAAAGCACCCATACCGTCACCATCCCAAACGAATAAATCAGCATTAGCTTGTATTGCTATCGCTGTGGCCTTGTCACATGCCTCATTACCGTCTGCTGCTTGAATCTCACCTATGTCGTTATACAAAATACCTTTGCGTACTGCGTAACCCGTTTCATCTGCGCCTTCATCAGCGGGATCAAGTGTTGCTACCGTTGCGCCTGTTGGTGTTATACCTAACTTGATATGTGCGTCAATAGCAGCGTCAAACCATTCAGGTTTAATAATAGCATCTTCAACTGAGTCGTTGAATTTACCTTCCCATATCCAATCGTATTTGCTGCGAGTAAGATTCTCATAATCCCATTGACGCAATCGTTCTTGCTCTTCATTCCACCAAGGGTTGTCGCGCCAGTTAACCACTAAGATTAGGTGTAAATTATCCTCGTATCTACCATGCTTTTCTAGCTCTGATAGGTATGGAACAATAAACCTCTGACTGAACGGGTCTGCTGATGATTGAGGGTTAGCTGTGAATATACATTTAGCCCCAGGATTACGCAGAATTGTAGGCAGTAACTTATCAATTGAGTCTTGGCTAGCCCTGTGCGCTTCCTCAAACCATGAATATTTATAATCTTGTGCTGATTGAATGGAATCAGGGTTTCTGTTAGCTCCACTGTAGCGAGTCTTTGCGCCCTCTGGGCTTATTACTGAATTTGCTTGGATGTTCCAGTTGTCTAGCTTTAATCGTTTCTGTATTGAGCCTTCAAACACCCTATGCACTGAATCAAGAACCGAGTCTTGAAACTCACGCAAACAATAAACGTCTGCTGCTTCTGTTGCCATCTTAAATGTAAGGTAATCACCTATACCGATTGACTTGCCAGAGCCCCTACCGCCAACTATAACAATTATTTGCTGCTTGGCTGTGAATAGAGACTCTAAAGCTCGATTAATCTTTAGTAGTGGCATTGACAAACTCTACAGTCCATTTAGCCTCAACAGCACCACCGTTAGCGCCTGTAATTTCACTCTTAACCTTAGTACCTTCCTTCCTGTCAAGCACCTTATGAGCTGTGCTAACGTCATCGTCATTAAGTGCTGAATTAATGACCTTCTTAGCCTTTAAGGACGTGTTGTTTTTAAGTATCTCTTTACGCTCCATAAACAAAGGGTTGTCATCACAATAATTATACAAAGTGCTTTTACTTATATTGGCATTACAACAAGCCTCTAAGTCAGTACACCCCCAACTAAAGGCATCCTCTAGTTTTTGGATAACTTCCGGGGTCATTACTGTTGGCCTGCCGCCCTTATCTTTCATACCTAAACAATCTCACACACGGGTAAAATATCTACCACCGAATCAAATACAGGTGCCTCTAGCTGCCCTACCGCATACGCAACTCTTAGGTAGTGCGTGTACTCGCCTTTAGTGCCGGATACTTGTAATGTGTTCTCTAGTATTTCAAGCTGTAAAGTAGTGCCTATTACGGATATACCAGAAATCAAACTGGCTGAATAAACCTCAGTACAAGTGCCCGCTAGCTTTACTCTGTACTCTGCCTCTGCAAATAAGTTAGCATCGACAGGAGTAATACCATCAGCCGCCAATACTGGTAAGCTAATTAACTGGTAAGCGTTTTCATACAAAACAGACATGCTATGCCCCTAAGCTGGGAATGTTACAGCTAAAGCGCTGATTGAGGATGGCTGGCCAAATGTATAATCTAAGCTTGTTAAGTTTAAATCTGCCCCTGTTAAGCCTACTGTTAGAGTGTAAGTGCCTGTCCCGTCTGATAATGTTGCGCTATCTGCTGTACCTGTTTCCGCTGCGTTTACATTTGCGATTGCGTTAGCTGTTGCAACTCCACCAGTGTATGAGGCGAATCCTGCTAACGTATGAACCGCTAGTGCTGTCGCGCCATCCAATATGGTTAATGTTGCTGTGGCATAATCAGTGCCCCAATCTGTAGCCCTTGCCACCCTTGCCGCTGTGTTACCTGTTGCCATTACTTTCTCACTCCGATAAATGTTGATTGCTTTATTATACCTGTAAAGGTAGCTGAATATCTAGCCTGCCTGAATAATGGCTCTGGAATTGTGAATTGTATTGACCCGATTGGGTAGGACGTTACCGCCCCGCCTAATGCTGATACTAATGGCGCGTCTATAGTAAAAGCCAATACACCCGTAGGAAAAGTTGATTGTGGCGAGCCAGATATGGAAAATGAAGGGGCTGAAACATCAAACGAAGCAGCACCGCTTACCCCACTCACGCCCCAACTATTAACCGCACCCCAACTATTAACCGCCATTAGCTGGTTACACCTGTAATAACAGCACCATCAATATGTGTTGCTTCGTTGTCTACTATCAAACCTATAACGTTAGTGGTAGCCGCTACAGCAAGCCCTGTTACAGTTGCAGAATTTGACACATAAGCAATGCTTGCATCATGTATTGTTGCGCCTGTTGTTTCGTTGATTAGTAGTGTTCGATAAGTACCATCAGGTATTGCGTTAGGGCTTCCTGATATTGTTATGCTTGATGTTAGACCAGCAAAGCTAGTGTAAACCCTTAGCCCGACCTCAGTTAAAATTGGTGTTGTTTGAAAGTGCAGTCCGTCCTCATTCGATAAATCTATATCATCAAGTGGCTGGGTTATTTCAGCGTTTGCGTTTTCTGCTGCTACCTCAATCTGTGCAGCTCTTAGTGGTATTTGGCCTGTTGTTGTACCATTGCCATCATATGCGCCATCTTTAGTTAAATTACCGAATGGAACTATCCAAGTTTTAACCCCGAAATCAGCAAAAACATCATCTACAAATTGATTCAGCAGGGCTTTAAATGCTGCCTTAGTCATCAAAGCAGCAATGTTAGTCTCACCGCCTTGCATGAACACCAATCTACAACCGCCAGTTAACACTATACGTTCTGCCATTGCTTCATAAAGATTCAGGCCATCCACTCTTGTAGTGTCGGTTTTCTGCCATCTATCTATACCTGTACTCCCAATTGAATTTGGAACAACGCATAGTGATTTTGATTCATTTAGAACGTACTGGTTAGCGAAATGCACCATCCATGACCCAGCGGCACTAGCATAGCTGCTTATTGCTCTTACCTGCCCTACATTGCTATCCCAAGGGTCAATTAAGAGCTTAAATACGTCATCGTTACCCAATAAAGTACAGTCATTAGACCCGCTAGGCGTGTGGATTTGTAGTGGAGACCCAAAGCCCGACATATTAGATTGCCCAGCCCCATTAAATACATCAAGAACCCCAACCCCGTTTGCAGTCGCCGTCAATCCAGTGTTTTCCACAGACCTAACAACTAAATCATGCTTTCCGCTTGTTAGTGGCACAGTAAAAGAATAATTATTTAGCGTTGTTGCGCCGCCTGCCGTAAATGCGCCGCCGTTAAGTTGATACTCAACGTTTGCAGTTGTACACGTTCCAGTGACGGTTATTGTTCTTCCAGAACCTAAATCCTGCCAAACTTGTCTACCCGCAATATCTAGCGTTATACTCGCTGCATCTGCGGTTACACTTGTGAATGTATCAACGTTATGGCTATTGATTGAGCCGAACCTGAACCCGTGCTGGGTTGCTGTATTGTTGTGTGCGCTTGTAAATGTTATCCGCTCCACACCATCTATTGATACGGCTATATCGTTACTAGATAAATCAACCTCTATATCATAGTAGGTTGATGCTAAATAACCCGCTATTTGGTAGGTGGCTTCAACTGTGTATGTATCGGAGATTCTACTATAGAGTTGAACTAATCCTGTGGAATTTATACCTGCTATCCAATAATCCGTTAACGCAGAGTATCTAAATACAACCCCAAATAACGAACTTGCAGAGCCTCCAGCACTGCACAAAGCAGTTAATGTTATGTCAGATTCGTTAAATTCTTTAACTGCAACTGAGGCATTAGCGCCGCCACCTAAAACAGAAGTTATGGCTTTGTTGCTTGATATTATGAATGTGCCATTTACCGCACTCCACCCAGCGGGCAAAGGATCGCCATTAGTGCCAGTAAAATCCTCTACAATAGTAGCCATATCTAAACGCCCTCAAATCTAAAAGTTTTCATGCTGCCTCTTAATCTTTCTATTCACTGTTTTGAGTGTGCCATCTGAAAGTCTACGCTCCCACTTGCATCGTTTAAAGCCTCTTGAACTCATGTAAGTGTCTAAGGCTTTCATGGGCATATTTGGTAAAATACCATTGCCATTTAACATCCTAGCCTCGTCAATTCCTGACGTTAAAAATGAAAATGATAGCAATATCTTGGACGTTTCCAAATCCTCGACAACAACTGCTCTGTGTGTTATCTGCTCGGTAATTTTGTATTTACCGATAACCTCAGTAGTCAGTATCAATTTTTTATCTCACCTTAATTCCGTTAATTATATCATTCATCCAATAAACCCCCAACCACTAAAAATATAATGCAGGGTATGGCTATCGCCCAAAGTATTGGTGTCATGATTTACCCTTATACAAATTCCCTTGAGGCTTATATATCTTCCCTTTGCTATCAACTAAACAGCCATAGTCGCACCAGCGTTTAATCTGAATATAGCTAGTTCCAGTCGCCTTATCGGCTTCACGGTATGAGCCGTATTGCTCTTTAATTACATCTTCAAGCTTTTGCATTAGTAATACTCTCCGTTTTGGCAGGCTTGTACACCTGCTAGGAAGCCGCCTTTAAATATATCTCTATCTTCGTTTGAACTAGGCAACTGAAAACATTTCCAAGCCTCAAAAATAACATCATCCATATCAGGCTTTACTCGCCATTCAAGGTGCGCATCTTCAAGAGGGGTATGCTCTGAGAAACGAGTGCAAACCCACTCACCGCAAAGCTTGCACTCAACTTCTTTACCTTCTGCTATTGCTAGCAGTACATCGTAGTGTATGTGTTTCATCTTATTACCCCATTGCTTCTGATTCAGCTTCTAGTTGACAATCGCTACAGTACAATTCTTCACTATCAAGAAACGCTTCCATAACATCGCTAAACGGGTTTAATTCATCCGCTGCAACCGCTTTCATGGCTTTGTACACCCCAGCCTGACCTAGCCATCCGTTCATGCTGTCGCGGTGTATCATTTGCCCGCTTATCACTTCGTGTGCCTGTGCTTCTGCTAGTGTTGTAAATTCTGATAGTTGTTTCATTGGCTGGGTATCCATAAAAAGATAATGCGGCAATTATAACGCATTGGTTACAATCTATCTATAAGGCATTGATTGCTCAATTCAACCGTTTTCATCTTAGTGTTTTGGGCTTTACTTCTTGCTGTTCCTTTGCTGATAAATTTGTATGTTTCGCCAGTTCTGCATAACTTGAACCTCTCGCCTTTTGTTAAACTTCCTAGATAATAATGGTCACCTGTTGCGCCCTTTAAGCCTATGTCGTCAATTCTTGATTCATCACTTGGCCAGTCTTTAGTTTGTGGGTATTTAGATGTCTGCATTGTCTTTTATGTCCAGTATTATTCGGTAAACGTTACGGGCTTCTTCAATTGTTCGTATATTTGCTGTGTGATATTTCCACCCGATTTTATCAGTAATCATCTGGTATATTTTGGTTCTGCTTGTTTTGCTTCCACTCCATAGCGGATCAAGCAATGCGTGAATGTGCTTTCTAGCGTTTTTAATTTCTGGTGTTGCTATACACCCCAAAGGCTTTGTTCTGTCAGATGTTTTATGATGGCATCCGACAAAGTTACCGCAATCGTCACATTTCCAAAAAGGCAAATCATTAAGGTCTTTTCTATGTGGGTATATTTCAGCGCCATTTGTTAGCCTAGCCTCTACCCTTTCTTTGTCGCAACCTAAACATCTAATTAGCATTACTAAACCTCTATTGGCTCGATGGCGAATTTAATATACTCCTCGCCTTTTTTGACATCGTTATTAACCGCTACCATCATCAGCTTCACTTTGTTGTCGTTAAAGTCGTATTTCTTTTGCAGGCAATCTAAGAAAGGCTTTATACCATTATCAATATCGCTTAACTTGCTGCTATGCCCGAACTCAAGACGCAAACAAAGTAAGCCTTCTGGGATTGTAATCTTAGGTAATATACGCAACACATCACGCTCAAATCTTTTGTACAATGGCGTTTTAAATCTCTTGCCCTGCCATGCATCATTTACAGATAGCGGTTTAATATCTACCTTATCCATATTATCCCCTAACTATTGCGTCGATTATGTCTTGGCTGAATGGTATTTCATAGCCGTCTGACTTCATGTTATCTATCATGTTTTGAAACAAAATTTCGTCACGGTCAAACCTATCTCTAAATGCTGCAGGCCTTAGAGTTTTATTAAATTCATGATCAGACATAACATTATGAAGCTCGTAGGGGATTGGCAGGATAGCCAGCTCGCCTACTGGCTTTGATATAAGTCCGACTTTGCGCTTTGCTCTTGCACCTAAGAAATGATCAAGCTCGAATTTTGATACGCTATCGAGACAATTACCAAACAAGTCATACGTCCAGCTTGTTTCCCTCGCAAAATCTGCCACTATCCCGCGCCATTTTAATTCTAATGCTGTTGGGTTCTTTCCTTTGCTAATCATACCTATACCCCTTATTGCTCTGGACTGGTTAAACAAAAACCTTGCCCTGTGTAGTTAACATAAATAGCGTCCAAGTATTTCGACTTTTGCTTTGTCGTCATAATCCTGGTTACTGGAAAATCTAAAGGCTCCATCATCATCTGCAATTTAGCCTCATAAGTTAGCGGCTTTATAATTCTGTCATAAGCCTCTGCCCAATCGTCATGCTCCTTGGCTATCGCAACGCCGAAATGCAGCTTGCAATACCCTCTATATTCTTCTGCTGTCATGTCTCCCTGTTCTGCCAGTTCAAACATCCATTTGCGCTGTAATTTGTTTTGCTCGATAGACCTAGGTGCGCCTTTTGTTATTGATACAGTGAAAGGGCAATCAGTGCTTTCTATTCGCTTTATTATCTGCGCCCTGTCTGCATCGTTTCTTATTGCGCGCTTATCCGTCATAACCATAATTCCTAGCTATCTTAGCTAAGTCACCCATGCATTCTGCCTCTGCAAATTCTTCTATTAAGTCTTTACGGCTTAACTCAAACTCTTGAGTTGCCTTATCTACACCTCTTTTCTCACCCGACACCATTAACTTATGAAGCGTGCAGTTAGCTTTCTCAAGCTCTGCAATGCGTTTATTAGCTGCATCTAGCTGCATTTGCAAACTATGTACACATGGTGTTATTTTAATCATTCGCCTTGCTCCGGTAATTCCTCGTAACGTTCAACCCAATATTCAGCATCAGCAGACCTAGCATCAGCAGCAGCATTAGCAGCATAAGCAGAATTAGCAGTAGCAGTAGCACTAGCAGCATAAGAAGCAATAGTAGCAGCATAAGCAGAATTAGCAGCATCACGATTATCGTCTAATTCTTCTTGTGTGACTGAATCAGGGTCAGCTAGCCATTTCTTTACTAACTCAATGTGTTTGTTCATTCGCCTTGCTCCGGTAATTCCTCATAAAGTTTAACCCAATATTCAGCATCAGCAGACCTAGCATCAGCAGCAGCATTAGCAGCATAAACAGCACTAGCAGCATAAGCAGCATTAGCCCTTAACTCTTCTTGTGTAACTGTCGTAGAGTCAGCTAACCATTTTTTAACTAATTCAATGTGTTTATTCATTTTCATCTACCTTTGCTGATATGTGCTTCCATTTTTTAAGCCACTCATAAAAGTCGTCTACACTTCCAGAGTTGGTTTTATAAAAAGCGTAATTGAATTGATTTAGGTTGATAGGTACATTTAGCTCTTTCTTAAGCTCTGCAATGCGTTCATCTCTAAAAGCCAACTCGGCTGCTATATCAGATTTACGGTGCAGCTTTTCACCAGTCATTGCATGAACATGGTCTTCGTATGTATCCAGTTCCACTATATCTCTGTTGCCAACGTCATATAATCTAGTCATTCGCCTTGCTCCTACGCTTGATTTTTACTATGACGATAACGCAAGCCTACTAAGCTTATTTCACGTCTATGTAGCATTGACGCTATTGCACCGGCGGGACGGTCAAAGTGCTTAGCTAGGTCTTTTAATCTATAACCAAGGTATAAAACCAAGTCGATTAACTCAACCATGCGCTTATCCCACCATTCTTTTTTTGTTTGTATGCTTGGATTTGGATTCATTT